CATCGTGACGTACGCCTCGAGCTGCGCGATCTCGTTCTCGGGATCACCTGGTGTGCCGCGATCGGCCGCCCAGAACTGCACGGGGATCGACCACTGGATCGTCCAGAGGCATCGCCCGCGAGTGCCGTCCTTCATCGCGCGCGCGGCGCCACCTTTCGGCGGGAACGTCTTGTCCTTCGCACCGCGGAGGTCGAAGACGATCCGGTTCGCGCCGCCAGGTCCCTGGTTGTCCTGGCGCGCTGCCTCTTGGAAGCCAAGGTAAACGAGCGCGGTAATTCCCTCGTTCGTGAAGAACGTCGTCACCTGGTTCAGCATCTCGGGCAGGACCGATCGGTTAGCCATTCGGCACCGCCTTCCGGAACGCGCGCTCGGCTCCGGCGAGGAGCGCCGCGCCGACCGCCGGCGGAATCGGATCGCCGGTCTCCGGGATGATCTTCCGCCGCGGCGTGTGCTTGCCGACACCCCAGTTGTGGAACACTTCGGAGCCCTGCACGGCGATCGTGATCGTCTTGCCCGAGGCCGTCGCGGTGACTGCGTTTGCGGCATTCGCGAGGGCTCGTCCACCGTCCTTCTTGGCAGGCCAGTCCTTGCCGTCGGGCGTCTGTCCAGCACGAGCCGTCACGCGTGCTGCTTCTTGGACGAGCGGCGCCGCCTCGATCGCGGCTGCGGCATTCAAGCCACCCAGCGCGCGGATCTGCGCGATCATCTCGTCGAGCGCGCCATCACCGCCCACGGCTCATGTCCTCCTGGATGCCGGTCTCGAACTGATCGTCGAATGCAACGTACGGGCTCGTCTCGCTGTACGAGAGCGGCCCTCCTCGGGCGATGCCGCTCGCTGCCGGATTCTCCGCCGCGAGAGGTAGATCGAAGAGCCCTGTCACGCTGTCGGCGGCTTCCTTGGCCTGCGCGTACACCCCGTTCGGCCCATCGACGGGATCAAGGATCTGGGCCTGGTCCTGCGCGCTCGTCGGCGAGAAGCCAAGCGCGCCATACGCGTCCTTCGTCACCAGCCGTGTGACCCACTCGATCACGATCCACGGCGGCGATGGCACCACCGGATCGCCCGTCGGGGCCGGCGGCGAACCGCTCATCGCGTCCACCCACGCGGGGAAGGGCACGTTGTACCTCTTGCCGAGGCGCGCCTCGACCCACGCCGACCAATGCGTTGCGCGTCGCAGCGTCCATCCGGGCCGCTCCGTCTCGAGGCGGGCCGCGAGCGCCACGGGCATTACCGTGCGCGCTTGAAAGCCTGCAAGTGAGAGGTAGACGGCCATGCTGCTAACACCTCGAGCCCGGGGGTCGCGCTTGCGCGCGCCCTACCGGGCCGTGGCGGGATTCGATGACCGATTACGGTCGGTTCTTGAAGATCAGGTACGGGAACCCGGGACCGCAGACGTTTCGACCTTGCACGTGCCACTCGAGCTCGCGCGCCCGATCGAGCACTGCGTCAACGCCCGTTCCTCCACCCTGACCGGTGAAGTAGGTGACCTTGAACGGCTCGCGATTGACGTAGACGAGCGCGCCGAGCTGGCTCGTCTCCATCTGCTCGACGGCGACGTAGTACGTCTTGTTTTTATTGCCTGCGACCGTGCTGCTATCGGTCGGCAGCGGCGCAAGCTCGTCGGCGACGATAGGGTCCCTCCACCCGTAGTAGGTGATCATTTTCTCGATGTCGGTCGAGCCACCGCCGGTCGCCGCAGCTTGCGCGATGAACTTCGCGCTCGTGAGGATGGCGGCGCGCTGAGCGAGCGCAGGAGGCACGACGAGCCGGAACCCGGTCGGTCCGAGGAATCGAGGATCGATGCCGTTCGGCATCTTGATCGATCGGATCTGACCGAGCAGGTTCGTGAGGTTGTCCATCGCAACGTCGACGGTCACGCTCGGATCGATCGCGTACGTGTTGCTCGTGAAGAGGTTCGCATACGTACCGAGCTCCGTGCGGAACGGATTGTACGGATGCGATGTCGAGAAGAGCGGCTGCGAATCGAAGCCGAGAAACCCGCTGTCCTCGCCGCGATCGACGAGTGCCTGCACCACCATCTTTTGCGGCCAATAGGCCATGTACGCGCCGGAGTCCGAGGCCCACTTGGCCCCGAGCGCGACGCCGTTGCCATCGGCATCCTCGAACTGATTGCGGTGCAGCTTGAGGCCCGCTGCTCGCGTTCGGTTCTCGAATGTAGTGAGCACCTGCGCGAGGTCATCGAACGGGATGTTGCCGCCCTGCACGCCGACGTCTTCGATCGACATCGTCGACAGGATCCAAAGGATGATCTCCTTCCCCGACTGGGAAGGGATCTCTTTGGCGAGCTGCCGCCAGTAGAGGTTCGACGAGAGACGCGCGTACTCGTTCTCCTGGATGCTTCTCCAGTTGTTTTCGACGCGCATCAAAAACGATTGCGTAAGAGCGCCCATGTCAGCTGACCTCCTCGAGCTCGACGAGCACGCCCTTGATGCTGTCGACGCCCCAGACGATGCCCGCCTTCGAGTTGCCCGACGACGCACCGGTGACGGTCTGATCGTCGAGGATATAGCAGGGCTTGAGCAGCGACGTGTACGCCACGGCCGTCCCGGTGTCGTTCGCGAACCAGATCCACGAGTGCTCGCGTCCGAGCAGCACCGTCACCGGCACCGGCGCCGAGCCGCTCGTGTTGTCGATCGCATCTAGGTCGGCAAATGTCCCGATCGGGACGAGCGTGCTCGATGCCGCACCGGGCTTGATCGTTCCGACCGACGTGTCGACGCATGCGAGGCCTCCGGGGTATGCCTTCACTCCCGTCGCGAGACCGTTGCTGCCGCTGAACTGCAGTCGATTGCCCTGCAGTCGCCGCACCATGCGGCCGTTGGTGAGCGCGCTCATTTCTGGATCCCCTGTCCGCGCGCCTTCGTCTTGTTCGCCAGAAAGTCGCGCGCGGCTTCGGGCGTCATGGTGTTGTAGGTCCTGGTGTATCCGCCCGTCGCGAGACGGTTGGCCAGGATGGTGGAGCGCTCAACGTCGCCCTCGTCGATGATTGCGTTGGCTTGCGGCGTGATGCCGCACTGGATGTCGATGCGTCGTGCGAGCTCTGCATCGAGGCCATCGTCGGCCACGCTCCGCTGCGAATCTCCACGCGTTACGGTGACCGAATCGACTGCGGCCGGGTTTCGTCGACCGGCCTTCATCGGTGCGGGAATCAAGTCGAGTAGTTCTCGCACCTTCGCGACCGGCTGCTTCGCGAGGTACTCCCGCTGCGACTTCGTGAGATCGGGGCGCGAGGCGAGGATCGTCGTGCGCTCCCGTTCCGTCTCGCGCTTCTCGCGCTCACGATCGCGTCGCTCGAGCTCGCCCATGCGCTGGAGCAGACCTGCCTCGTCTCTGGTGGCCGCGATCGATGCGGACGCCGCGTCCTTCTTGTCGGCCGCGTCCTTCGCGGCCTTCTTCGCGGCCTCGTCGTCGTCGTCGTCGTCGTCCGGCTTGTCCTTCGCCGCGACGTCCTTGTCCGAATCCGGTGGCGGAGGGGGCTTGTCCTTGTCCCCGTCGCCCGGAGGCGCATCCGGCTTTTTGGGCATCAGCAGAGCCGCGGCCTTGCGATAGGATTCCGCCTCTTCGGCGTCCTCCGTCTCCTCGGCCATGCGGGCGAGCTTGGCCATGATGTCGTGCTTGTCTTCGTCGTCGGCTGCCATTGGGCTTGCTCCATCGCGTGTGGCCAGTGCCGTGACGTTCCACGTGGCCGGGTTGTTGGTCAGTGCCGTGTTGAGATACGAGATAACTTCGTTCGTCTCCGGGTCGACGTCGTAGGCGGGCGAGAAGTACCGCCACGCTGGTGGGTCGCTTTCCAGGCCGCTCTTCACGGCACCCGTCCAGTCTACATCGACGGCCCAGAGCTCGCCCGCGCGGACCTCGAGCCGGTGCCAGCCGACAGCCTTGCGCGCCTCTGGGGGCGCTTGTGGGTTCAGCGAGTTGTGGTCGACATCGATGGAGTACAGGTTCCCGCGCGTCGCCTGCTCCTCCATGAGGAGCTGCGCGCTGCGAGCGGAGAACACGTGCGTCCCGTGGTCCGTCTGGTTCTCACCAGATCGCCAGATGCGAAAGGCCACGGGCGCCGCGGTCGGGCCTGGCCGCTCGACACCATCGCCGCCTAGGTCGCGCACGCATGTCACGCGGCGCACGCGCGTCGACTTCAGCTTTCCGATGACGGCAGTGACTCCGTCGGTGATGTTGATCGTTCGGAAGCTACCGGCCACGAAGGCGCCCGGGGGACGCTGGCGGATTCGATAGCTGTCCTCCGTCTCGTCGATCTCGGTCTTGAAGCCGTGACTCTTTGCCCATTCGCGTGCGTCACCTGCGCTCTTGAACGTGTCCTTTGCGAACACGAGCGTCTGGATCGTCGTCGGCTTCACCGCCGCGAGTGCCTCCGCCTCCGTCCTCTTGAGGGCGCCGCTCATTGCAGCGTCTCCTCGGATGGCGCCACTTCGTCGGAGCCGATGCCAGGGTCGAGCTCTTCGCCGGCGCCTTCATCCGGATCCGGAGTGCCGGCCATCGGCAGAGCAAAGCGCCGCACGAGCTCGGGGCCATCGAGCTTCACGCCGAGGCTCGGCAGCACCGGGAGTAGCACGGTGAGCGCGTTCCCGAGAGCCTGCAGAGCATCGGCGTCGATCTTCAGGTCGCGCGGCGGAGTGGTGTCGAACTCGATCGCGGGTGCCGTATCGAGGGCATCTTCGCCGAAGTGGTCGTAGACCCACTGCGGAATGATTTGCGTGTTGATCGTGTACGCCAGCGAATCGGCGCGTGCCTTGATGAGGTCTGCACGGATCGACTTGTGGACGTCGGCGTTGGCGAATCCGGTGCCGCCCGTCGTCGTGACGACCTGACCCGCCACGGCGATCATATACTCGCGCTCGGCCCATTCGATCGTCGCGCCGAACGACTCATACCCTCGCCCGTTACTCTCGAGCAGGCGGATATCGTAGCCGGGTGGCAGGTCGAACACGGAGTTGATGCCCCATGCGATCACCTGCGACAGAAACCCGAGGCGCTGATCGCCCGAGGCGCCTTGGGGCGCAACCGCCACTCTCGCGGGATTCGCGAGCTTCGCTTCCCAGTTCGATCGATGGAGGAGCGCGTGCTCCTTGTTGATCCACGCACGCGCCAGCGCCGCCCATAGGCCGTGCTGCCATGGTGCCATGCGGCCACCGACGTGCAGGACCCACCGACCATCGC